TTTAACCATTAACCCCAGAGGCGGACAGCCATCTGCGGACGGATCACCGAGTAGCCATACAGCACGTCGATACGGCACGGCATACGGTCGTTGTTGATGTCGTACTGACGAACAACGCGCATGGAGACACCGTTGTGGACCTGACGCGAAGCCATGTCAACGCCCTGCGGGAGCAGGAGGTCAGCCGTGGCAAACGCAATCGCGTCGCGGTGGTACACGAGGTTCTGCGGGTACTGGCTCGAAGCGCCACCCAAGAACGTCACAGCAGCACCAGACTGCGGGAACGAGTTGACCGTAGCCAGCGCGTTGCCAGAGGTGTAGATCGCCGGGCTGATCTTCACAGCAGCATACGCACCGCCAGCGGCAGTCACGTCTTCCGTCACCACGAACTGCTGGAGCGAGCCAGTCGATTCGCGGGTCTGCGGGTTAACCGCAAACACGTTAGCAATCGTGAACACGTCGCCCTTCTTGATGGTCTCCGTGCCAGAGCCGGTGATAGCAATCTCCGAAGTGCCCTGAGCCGAAACCGTCGTGGTGATAGTGTGAGCGCCAGCGCGGCTGCCGGTCGTGAACTGCTTGATTGACTGCGACATGGCAAGTTCGTCGTAACCGAGGATGCCCTCGCCCATCAAGCCGCTCTTGAACTGCTTGCTGATCGTTGACACCGGGTTGAACAAGCCCTTCATGCCTTCCACGAGCGCGGCGTTAGCAGCCGGGTTCACGGTGGCGTAGCGGGGCGACATGCCAGCGGCGGCTTCGTTCAACTTCTGCTGCGCCTGCAACAGAACGAGCGAGGTGCCCGGAGTCGTGCCCGGAGTACCAACCGACTGGTAGATGCTGTTGAACGAGTTGGCAACGTCAGCGTCAATGCTGGCGGCCAACTGGCTGATACGCGGCTTCAGCACGCGCTCGGCAAAGTCGTCCAACTGCATCGTCATTTCGGCGGTCGTAAAGTTGACGCCAATGTGCTTCTGCGAAGCAACCGTCAAGGTCGTGAACTGCTCGTTGTCGTCCTGAACTTGCAGGGCGGCACCGTCGGTCACAAGAGCGCGGTCCGGCAAGCGGATACGCAGCGTGGTGCCGATCTTGGCGCCTTCCACGGCATACGAATCGTCGTACTGACGGTTCACGTTGCGGGTGATCACAAGGTTGTTCTCAAGGATTTCGAGAGCCTTCCGAGTGATCATGTCAATAGTAAGAAGTGTATTAGCCACTTTCGTGTCCTCAAAAAGATGTTAGCGGTTACGCGCTTCCCACTGCTTAATCTGTCGCTGACGCTCGCGCTCGATCCACTCTGACGCACTCATGGCCGCGATGGACCGTGGGTCTGTCGTGTCGTAGACCGGAGCGCCAGTGCCTTTTGCCGTGACAGGCTTAATAGGCGGGGGCGCACTGGTAGTCTTCTTAACCGGGGCAGGACTGTCGGCCAACTTGGCCTCAATCTTCCCGATTTCCTTAGCCTGAAGGAACTGCGGTAAGCGGGAAATGCGCTCGGCTTCCTTCGGATTAGACCCCAGAAAGTAGGCTATATCTGGCCCCAAATCTGACGCCTGAATCGTCTGTGCCATCACAGTCGTAATCGGCAGTGCGTTGTTGTACGCGACTTGCTCGAAGTCGTCGTACTTGTCACGCGCCGCTTCTTCACGCTCGTGATACGCCTCTAAGAGAGCCATCTGCTCCCGCTCTGCTTCGCGTCGGGCGAGGAGTTCTGTTGCTTTGCGTTCGGCTAAAGCCTCGGCATAAGCGTCAGGATCTTCGTCCTTGCTAGGCAGGGCAGCGGCATCAGCCTGTGATGGCTGGGCCTTTAGCGCCTGCTCTCTCTCCCACTTGCGACGTTCCCTCGCAAGCCTCTTGCCGACCATCGCGTCCAACTCTTCTTGAGTGAACGTCTTGGCTGACTTTTCCTCCGGCTGTTGCGTTTCTGCAACGACTTCGGGTTCCGGGGCCGCCGTAGCCTCCGGTTCCGGCGCGGGTACTTCCGCTACAACTTCAGGGACTTGATTTTCGTCCGACATAAACTTCCTTACGGAAACCTGATGAACCGCATCAGTACGGTCAAACTTTAACTTACAAGTTGCGCCCGTGCAACAACTATGCTCGGTTGTAGGTTAGTTGCACGACAATACTGTCGTCCGCAGCAAACGTAATGGGAGACGTATTAGTTACATTGGCCCCATTGTTTAATTGCAGTTCCACGCCTGTATCACTAGTTCCAGACACTGCCCCACCGAAATAATAAGTTGAGGTGTTGTCATCAAATATGCGCCAGTTTCCGACGTAGAAAAGAACGTCTGGTCCGGTCGTAAACGGCAAGTCAAGCGTGATGTTGCCTGCGCTGAACGACGTAGTAGACCCAACGGACAAGTAGGCGTTAATAGTAACCTGCTTTTCGTCAACCGTATAAGTTGCGTTGCGAACGCCGTCGCCAAGCGTAATAGCCGATCCGTTTGATTTCCATGTCGGCGTAAACAGAACCGACTCGTAAAATCCAAAGCGGTTAGTCACGGTAGTTGAGGCTTCGGCATAATTTGCCGTCACCATGCCAACGTACTTCTGACGCTGGACGTTGAGGTTAGTCACCGTCACTTGGTCAAGGCGGATGCCGAAGTCCATTTGCTTGACGGAGCGGTCGTCAATAAAGGTGTTGTTAGAGATAAACAACGACTCATAAGCCGTAGCCAACGGGGCAACGCCACTCAAGCCAATGGCAACGCCTTGCGGAGTCGTATAGCCGGTCGCATTAGAGCAGTTGAGGAAATAGTTGTTACTAATCTCAACTGGCCCCATTCCGTTAGTCGCGTTAATAAACGTGGCAACACCCGTACCAAAACCCGTCAAGTAATTGTCGCGGATAACAATGTTGCGATGCGCGTTATTGGCGTTGTTTTGCGGACTGAGAAGGATGCCAACAGAAGGCACGGTGCTTCCAATCTTCGAGCAAATGTTGTTCGTGATTTGCACATCGCGGATTTGATAAAACGAAGCGATTTGGAACGCCGCTTTGAACGTCGGGACAGCCCCCGTAGGCGGAACCGTGTCGTCTAAGCCTACCGTGTTGCCTTCAATCAACACCTTGCTAATAACTGACTCAGTTGCGCTGCTGCGGAAAAAGTCTATTGCGTACCACTTAACCGGCGAGAACGTGTTGTTAGCAATAACAACATTGTCTGCGTCTGAGGTCAGGTTTGATGCTACCCACATTCCCTGCCAGTAATTGCTGACAAGATTGTTGGTAAACCGCTGATTAGCGCCGTGAACCTCATACGCCACAAACGTGCCGCTGTTTCCAACAACGCCGTTTGGAAACATGGTGTCAGCCGTAAACGTGTTGTTTTCACAAACCACGTTATTAGCCCACGCAAAAATACTGCTGTGATCGTCAGTATCTAATCCATTGTTCTTGAATAAGCAGTTTGTAATAGACCAGTTGCTTCCAAGCGTCACGCCAACACTATTGCTCTGCGCCATAACAACGCATGAAGTGCCAGCGGTGTTAAGAAACTTACAATCATCAATAACGACGTTATCGCATCGAGCCGCCACACCACTGATAGTGCCAGTAACGTGGATCATGGCTTGGTTGTAGCGATTGTAAGACGATGGCGCGGACGGGCTGATACGGTTGTTCAAGCCGTTCATGTCCATCGTCAAACTTCTAAACTCTAAGTTTTGCAAAGGAACATTTGTAAAGAACAGCGCAACCCGCTTAGGCGCAGATATTGTCGAGACACTGTTAGCCAATTTAATGGTGGTTCCAATGTCGCCAAGCAGTGACATATTGGATTTCATAATGAAAGCACAGGTCATCTGACCCTCGCCTAAAGGCGTGCCTTCCCAGTCCTTCAGCGTGGCCGGAACAACCAAATACGTTCCAGCGGGAAAGTAAACTGTGCGTCCTAATGCGGCGCCCGCGTCAATGGCATTTTGAATGGCAAGCGTGTCGTCGGTCACGCCGTCACCCATGGCGCCATACGTTTTGACGTTGATAAAGGGCAACGCAGAAGCAACTTCGGCTTTTTTGGTTACGCCATTTTGAACAACAGGGAAAACCTCGGCGCCAGTCAGCGGAGTGCTGGCTGAAGGTAACTGTGAAATCTTAATAGTAGCCATGTTTTACTCCACCCAAGGCAGCGGTTTAGCGGCAACAACCGGCACATCCGGTGCTACACCATCCACATCCTTTTCGACGAATTCCTTGTCCACTTGCGCCCAGACCCAGCCAAGAACCGTGTCCTCGGTCAGATCGGCGTATTGCACAAACGGCTCACCCGGAGGGCCGAGCGTCAGTTTGCCGCGCATAGGGTTGTTGCCATAGCAAGCCCATGCCACAGCGGTCACTACGTCCTTTTCAGGCGCGACGTACAGCGCCTCAACCTTCCAGTTAGCCATTAGACTGCCGCTCCTTCAATTTCTGTCCACGCTTGAGCAGCCTCGTCCCATGAGTACATTTTACCGTCAGTTGGCATCGGCACCGGAGCCTGCCATTGGGCATCGGCGTCCAGCGTCCATGACGGGAACGGCTGCGGCGCTACGAAAGCGTCGATGTCAGCGCGGTAGGTGTAGCCGATACCAGCGTAGTTTTTGCGGATGCTGCCGTTGTAACTGGTTTGTTTCCAGTTACCGCCAAGCAACTTCTGGCAAAACGCCACGCCGATGCTCTCGATCTCGTTGCCGTTGGCGTCAGACGTATCCTTGTTGTCTACAACGATGACGCGCTTAACGACGTTGTTCTCGTCCAATTCAGCAAAATGTGCCATAACCAATCCTCAATTTGGGCAAAACTCTTTAATCGTCGTATGGGCGCACAACGCCCTAGCCTGTTTATCAGTCCGTACATGGTACGCAGAAATGTGCAAGTAACCTAGTTTGGTCGCTACCCACACCCTTTTGTGTCCCATGTACACCCGTAGTATCTCTTTCCTCCAACTCTCCTTATCGGGCAGCACCGGATTTGGGTCGGTCTGGTACTGCTCGTAAGGCGAGTAAACGATGATCGGATGCACCATGCCTCGCTGCTGGATGTCGGCCTTGATGACAGGCATAAAGGCTTCCGGCAGTTTGTGCATGAAGATTCCTAAATCCGATAACGCATACTCCGCATAAAACTGTGGAAAATCGTTACGCTGCGCCTTGAGTATTCTCAAGATGCAACGCCGTTAAACTGCTCTCGTCCCCGACGTATCCCGCTGGGAACGTGTTAAACGCCAAAGATACTCGATCATCGCCTTGCACGGTTTCTACCATGTGCGTCAGGCTTGACGGGAACAGCATCAAATCGCCAGCGCCAACCTCAAACCACCACGAATCGCTGTTGTAGAGGTTGTAGTTGTCGGTCGGCAGTTTGATCTGCTGATAACCGTCTTTGTAAAAGTAAATCTTGTCCCGCTCACGAGCGGCCTTGAGGTACAGCACCCCAGACACAAACGAGTTGGGATGCGCGTGTTTGTGGTGGTACTGACCGGCCTTGGTGTAGTTCAGCCACGATTGCGTCAAACGCAGCGTAACGTCGTGTTT